GTAAATTCATCTACCTGTAAACGTCTGTGTATTTCGTTTTTACCTGCTACACGACTACCACGGCTTCGGTCTGATGGTCTCCACCTGCAGCCTCTACTTATCATTTGCTCCGCAAGAGAAGGGCCAGTATCACCACGCTTGTGCCAAAGAGAACTGTCCAAAACACCGTACTTAATATTACCATCTTCAGCTTCCAACTCTAATATCATATCAGCCAAGTCAGTAGCTAAGACTTTTGACACATACAATTCCCTGTACACAATGATTTGCTCAGACGGTGCGACAGCGCACCATACAACACCACTGTAAGAACCATAGCCGTAATCACATGCTCTAAACTTAACCCAATTGTTAGGAATATTAAAAGGTTCAATAACATGAATATCACGGTCAAACTCTGTGAACGCAGCACCTTCTTTAATATCCCAATCACCGTCCAAGAGTTGTCTGCGCTGTTGCTCTGGGAGCGACAAGAGCATAGCTTCGTAGTCACCTGTTTCAGAAAGATACGGGTTGTCAGATAGTCTAGCAGGAATGAACCTACGTTTAAATAATGGCTTCCCAGCTTTGCTATGCCCTGCTGGATATCTGAGAATTTCATGTGTTTCAATATCTGTCGCATCGTAAGCCTTGTTATAAGGTGCTGGGTCAATAAACATTTTCTTTACCCAGTGATGACCTCTTCCACCGGGGTTTGTAGTTGCCCTCATAAAGATAGGCAAATCAGGGGCAGTGGACCGTAGACGACTTCGCATGTAATTCCATGCATATGGGTTTCCCCATTGGGTCAGTTCGTCAAAGCCTATCCAGCTAAAAGCTAGACCCTGATAACGCAGGACATCTTCATCTCTGTCAAGGTACGACATCCACAACCTCGCACCAGATGGCGCAGTCCACTGCATCTTTCTTTCTGACCACTTTATTCCGGGCCAGATTTTTGGATAGAGTTCCTGTGATTTAAATATTAGTTCACGTAACTCTTCCGTAGTGTGTCGGAGCAGCAGACCACTAAACTGTGGATGCCCCATGTAACGAAGTGGGTCTGCAAGCATGGCATATGATTTACCACCACCTGCTGAACCACCGTAAAGAACCTCACGTTCACTTGCTGCAAGAAAGTCTGTTTGTGGGCCGGGGTTAGGTTTGAATAATACATTAGCATGTTCTTCAACTGCTTCTGTTTCGTATTCAATATCCTGTATATTAACCTGCGGCTTTTGCGCCTGTTCTTGCTTCTTCAATTTCTTGCGCTTTGGCGATTGCCTTTTCCGCATACTCTGCCCACTTGCGGAGGCTTTTAGCTGTGTTCTTACGCTGTCGCTCATGCTGTAACCGCTTTCTTAATCCTACGTGCGATATATATCTACCGCTATTTGTACTAAGCCAGTTAGCTACCTCACGATAGCTGTATTGATTTACGTGTGTTCTGGCCTTTTCAAGCAAATCCAACTCAGTTGGAATGGGGTCAAGAATGTCGGGGTCTTCTTCATTTCGCTTGTAGCCGAAAGGTACAGTACGTGCAATACGTGGTATCTGTACCCATTCGTTTTCTTCTTTAATGTCTGTTGGCTGTGGTAGCTTCCACTGCCCTGCGCTTCTAGTCATCGTCTTCTACTGTAGCTTTAGCTGGCATAAGCATCACACCACCAGATGCTTCTACTTGCACCTTTTCTGTTTTAATCAAACCTGTACGGTCAAGCAGTTCTTTAGCTGCTGACATCTTATCACGAATACCTAGTTCAGTTGGGTCATACAAAGCGTGAGTCATAGCCATAGCAGCTTTAGGTGCATTACGTGCCATGTACATCTGCGTTGCTTCAAGTATCTCATCCTTGAGACCCTTTACGATTGCAGTTGTAGCAGTAGACTCTGAGTAGCCAGCCAGTTTCTTAGCGGCAACTACGTCACCGCCAGCGTCCTCAAAGAGGACTTCAAGAAACTTCTGTTGTCTTTCATTTAATTCTCTAGCCATTATTTATTTTTCATTTTATTTGTAGATGACATAACCATGCCGCCTTTGTTAAAGCGATAGTCAGTGTGTCCCGTGCGAGACTTACCCGCATAACCACCTTTGTTAAATCCTATTTTAGAGGCCAGACTATCCTTTTTCTTTTCATCATCTTTTTTATCATCGCCACCAAAGAAACCTGTAATTGCTCCTATAGCAGAACTAGCAGCTTTTTTAGCTGTTTCACCTACGCTTGGTCCTACCTCTTTAATAGCAGAATTATTATAGTCTTCTTCTGTAGCTGTTCTTAACCGCTTTCGGGAAGAACCCTCTTTATATGTACCTGCGTATACTACGCCATTTTCAATATAAGCCATTATTTTAATTCTCCGTGATGCATAGCATGTGCTAATTTATGGCTACGTGATTTTACCTGAACTGCCCACCTACTGTCAAGCATTTCTTTTGCTGCGGTACGAAAATCTTCTTCGTGTATAGCAGCCCACATCTTTTTAAACTTACATAGACGTGGCACACCCATATTAAAAGCCATGTCCACAAGTACAAGTTGACGTACAGAGTCTAAGCTGTCCACGCAAGGGTGCGCACGTACCAGTTCTTCTTCAACTATCTGTACGTCATTCTCTAATAGAAAAGCAGCGTCAACTTCTGTAATACCATACTGATACACTGTTTCTATGTTCGGTATATCCATAGTATCTAATTCTTCTTCAGTAATACCACGGTCCTCTAAATTCCTGCCCACGCCAATAGTATCAATGCCAAGTGTATCCTGATAGACCTCTAAGCGTAGACCTTCACTCTGAACAAGCTGTTTAATTAAATGTGTGCGGATATACTTCATCTACTTGCCCTTTGCTTCCCTGCCCAGATAGATGCCATACACACCTGTCATAACACCCATGATAACAGAAACAAATGCAGACTGTTGTGTTGTTGGGTCTTCTAAATTCATAAACCATTCTGCGCAACGCCACGACATAGCTACGGAAGCAATCATGGTTAGCTTGGCTGTAACATTAAATTGCAGCCATCGTTTCCACCAATCAATCATTATTTTTTACCAAAGAATTTTGTAGCCGAACGTACTCCAAAAGAAGCAGCAACGATAACTCCAAGTGAGTACTGATACCATTCAGGCATTGAGTTGAGTTGTGCGAAACCATTTGCAACCACCTCTTCCATTCCGGGTATAAAAGCTAGTATAAGGGGTATGCTAAATAATATAGTAAGCCATTCGTCTTTCCACGAAGACTGACTACCTCTAGCCATCTCCAAGTCCCAATCAATTTCACCTGTAGCTTTCTTCTGCATCACTACAGCTTCAGCTTGTGCTTTAGCAACTTTACTTGCTGATTGGGCTTTCTTCTCTTCTACTTTGCCTTCTAACCATGTAGAGGCAATATTACTTATCGGGCCTATCAGTGCGGTTAGCATTACACACCTCTTCTGAATTTAGCGGTTTTCTTTGATATCGCTTTAGGCTGTCTGACGAATTGCTTACCAGCAGCAGTTCCTTTTCGTTTAGCACTGGTGGTAGCCGCATACTCCTGCGGTGACAACGCTTTGATAGCCGCAGCAGGTAAGTACCGTTCTCCAGTTTTTCCAGACGGCTTCCCACTCTTGGTTCTCCAGCCCTGCTTAGTCCAAGCCTTTAGACTTTTCTGTGGTCCTTTTAATGTCATATCTAAGTTATACCATCTTTATATTGATTTGTCAAGCTAAAAAGCAGCAACAGCTACTACAATTACTAAACCACAGAAAACAACAATGCCTAAGACAACTAATCCCCAAGTAATCATTTCTTCTACTTGCTGCTTACGTAAGCGTTCCGCTTCTAGCCTCTGCTTTCTTAGCTGACCCTGTATTTTTATTATCTGCGACCACGCTGATGGTCCATAGGTCATGTTCACAAAGTTACGTAACTCTTCTTCCATTTGCTCTGCTTTTTTCTTAGCTGCAAATGTTTCTAGGGCTTCTTCTTCTACGCTGCCAAACCTACGGCCTTTAGCTTTCTCATGGCCTTTCTTGACATCGTGAATTGCATTCATCCAACGGCCTAAGTCACCCGCCATTGATTCTATATCTTTACCTATCTGCAAACCTTTTTTAATGGCTTCATAGGCCATCTTTGCAGAGGCAATGGCTGTGATGGGGTCTACCATTGTTTACTCCACTATTTTTACGATGTACTGCTTACCGTCTGGTCCTTTACTGATTTCAACTGTTTTAGATTCGCACGAGTAACGGACAGTGCCTGTGTCTTTATACAGGTTTCTTTCAATGGTGCGTTTAGCCTTTAAACACTTGGACAGCTTTTCAAAGGCTGTGTGTTCAGCTACGTGACCTGAAAGATATAATATTAATGTTATAGTCTCAGTCACCATCTTTTCCGTTTCTCATTATCTCTAACC